ATATTTTCACCGTGTCTAAAGGACAACATCCATATATAATAAAAGCATTTTTGAGAAAAACTATTAGTCTAGAGACATTAGTGATTCTTGAGAAACTTAATGGGTTTGTTGAAACTTATGATAAAGAAATCAGTGACACTGTAGTGTGGCCTGATGTATCTAGACTTATTAAAAAATATAAACCGTTTCTAATTTTAGACCTGGAAAAATACGATGCAATCTTTAGACGCAGAATTAGTGCAATCTAATAAAAAAATTAAAAAGCTTGAAGAAAATATAACAATGCTACAAGAAGTAATTTCACAACAACAGGAAACGATGTTGGAAACCCAGAGATATTTAATTAAACTTGCTCACGGGCAACAAGAATTAAGTAAAAGAGTTTTGTCTTGGCCGTATGTCAGAATCCAGGCAAAACGAACAAAAGATGTTTAAATTTATGGAGATTTTTATTTTTTAAAATGAATAAAACTAAGAAAAGCGATTGGTACGATCGCGAGAAAAAGATACGCCGAGTTGAAAAGGGTACCTCAAAAATTGACAAACATCGAAAGATTATATATAATGTAGCATCATTGCAAAAAGACGATGATGTGTTTGATGAATTTCTAGATTATGCATACGTTAATCAAAAAAATAAACGACGTTAATACTACGCTTATACTACGCCAATACGAAAGGAAATATTATGGCTTATACTTCACTATCTGATCTACGCAAATCTCGCGGTGGCTTCGATTCATTAATGAAAGAAGTTGAAAAGATCGCAAATCCCCAATCCGAATCTAACAATCGCAACGACGATCGCTTCTGGCAACCTGAGGTTGACAAGGCAGGCAACGGCTATGCGGTTATTCGTTTCTTAGCTCCACCAAAGGGCGAGGAACTACCTTGGGTTCGTATTTGGAATCACGGCTTTCAGGGACCTACAGGTAAATGGTACATTGAGAATTCTTTGACCACTATCGGCAAACAAGATCCAGTATCAGAACTTAATACTGAATTGTGGAACTCAGGTTCAGAAGCAAATAAAGAAGTTGCTCGCAAACAAAAACGCAAGCTAACATACTACACTAACATTCTTGTTGTTCAAGATTCTAAGCATCCTGAAAATGAAGGCAAGGTGTTCTTGTTTAAATTCGGTAAGAAAATCTTTGATAAGATTAAAGATGTAGCCGAGCCACAATTTGAAGATGAGAAACCACTTAACCCGTTTGATTTCTGGGAAGGTGCAAACTTCAAGTTGAAGATTCGCAATGTTGAAGGTTATCGCAATTACGATAAATCAGAGTTTGATGCACCTAGTGCTATTTCAAATGACGATGCCGCAATTGAAACAATCTGGAATAAACAACATTCCTTAACAGCATTCCTTGATGCTAAAAACTTCAAGTCATATGATGATCTGAAAAAGAAACTTTCTATGGTTCTTTCTGCAGGTGCGCCTCCAGTAAAACCAGCAGAAGATGTTTCGCTAGATGAAGAAAGTTCATTTAAACCACAAGCATCGCGTGCGGCGGTTCCTACTCCTAAAAAGGATGTAGACTTTGATAACGATGACGAATCATTATCATACTTCGCAAAACTTGCAAGCGATGATTAATCGGAGAATTCTATGAAATTCAGTAAATCTTTAATTGCCTTTTTAGCTGCTTTAGCAATGGCCCATTCTGGGTATGCAGCAGAGGATAAACCTGCAGAAAAAAAGAAGGAACCGGTGAAGACGCAGAAGGCGAAAGCACCGGAACCAACAGCAACTCCAGGGGTTCGCAAAATTGAAAAGAAACCTAAAGAGGATAAGCCTGCAGACGCAGGAACTGATAAGCCGGCAAAACCAAAGGTTAAACGACCTGAAGAATTAAAGGCTGAACAAGAAGCTAAGAAGTAAATGAAAAGCCCGGGAGACCGGGCTTTTTTATTGTATTAATTTGTGTAACTACTTCGTTTATCCTGCCACCTAATCATTGAATTTGATATTGAATTAGGACTAGGCGGATTTGTTATCATTGTTTGTTCTGTATTGTTTATAGTCTGTTTGGATATAATAGGCGCTATCATTTGTGTAGGCTTTTCCCCAATATTAAACATTTTAAACTCTGTATTTTTATCTGTTACTTGCTCTAAAATTTTACCAACATTATTTTCTGTAGATTTTGGAGTAACTGCTGGTATTTTTGGGCTTGTATTTTTATTCGGATACGTTCGTTGAAGTTCTATTTGTCGTTGCATCCATTCCGATGCTTCTTCTTCTTTGGTTTTCTGAACTGGTAATGTTTTTAAATAGTCTTCTTTACCTATACCAAACATTTTAGTATACCAAGGGGCATCTTTAAGTTTATCTTTTTGTGTTTCCTGTTGTTCATTTAAAAATGTGTTTATGTTTTTTAATTCTTTTGTAGAAATTTTCTTTTGTGTATTGCTCGATGTATTTTCCTTTGCGGGCACCACCTCCTCGCCCGAACTTAATGATTCTTTTGTAGAAATTTTCTTTTGTGTATTGCTCGATGTATTTTCCTTTGCGGGCACCACCTCCTTGTCTGAACTTAATGATTCTTTTGGTGTATCCGGCCCGATTATTTTCTCCCGAATTGCCTTGACGCCAGCATTATTTGCATTTGCTATAGCGTCTTTAGACTCGTCGCCCGTTTCCACAGGTTCGTCACCAGCAGTAGAAAGCCCATACCCAAGGACTGCCGTCCCCGCTAAACCTGGCAAGATTCCTCTACTTGGTACCTTGGGAGGTATGCCTGGTTTCTTTTTACCATCTTTATCCACATCTGGAACAATGGACCCCAAATTTCCCATACCTCCTATAATTTCACCTAATTTTCTCGCAATTGCTTCTGCAAGTTTTTCTCGATCTTCCTGCTTAGCTTCTTCATTATTGGGTTCTATGCCGCCAGACAATTTAGTTGCGTTGTTTTGATCTGTTATTAATTTTTTAATAGCAATTGCTTCACCTAGTAATTGCTTTTGGGATTTATCATCTCGCAAATCAATTAATACCGCAACCATATCTGCTAAAATTTTGTTTTGATTGGGCAACTCTTTAGGTTGATCTGTTTCTAATGGATCTTTATTTTCAACCGTGGCAGTTGTATTGTCTGCTGGTTTAATGGTTTCAACAGTATCTTCAATATCGGAAATAGTTGGTTTCTCAACATTTGCAGGCATCTCGGATTTGCCTATTAGACGTTCTGCAAAACTATTAGTAGTAAATGTAGATACAAATCCCTTCGCAAAATCTTTAAGATCGGCTTTTAGATCTACTCCAAGATTTCTAAATTCTGGAGTTTTTTCTTTAGTATCTTTTTTATCTGTTTTAACACCTGCTCGTTTTTCAAGCGCAATGGCAAGATCCAAAATAGACATATTAAGGTTTTTAACATCCTTAGATGTTTCCTTCATCCTTTCAGCTAGTTCTACAAAGGGACTTTTTTCGCCCTCTATAATTGTGGACAATCTATCCATAGGATCTTGTATTGCGTTTGCCATTATACAGGTCTTCTAACGATTGGTTTAGGTGCTGCTGTAGGTGCGCCAAAACCTATGTCGGCGGGCGCAGAATCAAAACTTCCGCCAAACGAATTTGAAGGAGCAGCTGCGGTTGTTACCGGTGCCGAATTAAATCCACCGCCGAAAGAACTAGGAGCAGGAGGTGCGCTGCTTAACTCTGGAGTCGGAACACTCGTTGAAATATTGGCCGCCCCTGCAACTTTTTCTTGTGTTCTACCATAAGCAGAAACACCTAATACTGCACCCATAGCCACGTGAAATAATCCGCCGCCTTGTAGTGTAATTGGGACCCATTGTCTAAATGCGTCATTTGCAGCTTGAACTTCCCAGAACTGTACAACAGTAAACATAATTGGGAATAAAGCAAAATCGAATAAACAGCAAGTCATATACATCATTGCCATCATTGGACGCCATTTTTTGGTCATCCAATCTTCATCGGGTTTTTTCTCTGCTTTTTCTACTACAACTTCTTCAGTTTTATTTTTACCAAACATATTAACTCCTTGCTTTTTTAGCTTTTATTTTTTCATTCTCTTCATTAATATAGTTTACTAACAATGCTACGTAAATTTCTCTTTCCCACGGTAACATATTTTCGATTTCTGTTAATGAGTATTTATGATGCTGCATCAACGAAAAATTCAATTGAAAATAGTTAACTAAACTTTCGTGAGAAAGAGTTAGACGAAAAAATTTTGTAGACCCTCTAAATCCACTTCATTATGTTTTTTGCAACTTGGACAATCTACTTCAATATGCTGTACTATTTTTGGAATATTTCTAAAAAATTCCTCAAGTTTATCAAATTGTTGTTTAGTGAATGAACTAATAAACGAACTTAGTTCTTCATTTGTATAAGATGTTTTATCGAAATAGTCATCTTTTGTAAAAACTGCATCTACACAATCTGTTATTAATTCTACAACACGAGTACTGTTTGCATTGTCTCGTATATCTAACATTTCCTCAAACTTGGGATATCTTAATACTACCCCTACATCTTCAGTCAACATTACTTTATTTGTTGATTTATCATCTTTAACAACTTTTAAATTTGTTATATCCAAAGTATAATCTATTTTTGTGCCACAATCACAATTAATTACAATGTCTGCAGTTTCGCTTATTGATTTTGCGCGAATATTTAAAAATAAGTATTCTACATCAAAATGTGCAAGCTTTGAAATATCTAATTTATTAAACGTACAATTATCAACTAATTCAGTTACAATTCTAGTTATTTCATTAACATCTGCTTCTACAGTTGTTAAAAGTATCTTATATTCTTTTACTAAAAATGGTCGATACTTTACTTTTTTATTTGTAGAAGGTAGTATCAATTCATAACTTGGTGTTTCTAATATAGGCAGCGCCATAATATATCCTTATCTTATAGTCGTGTTACAGTGGATGTTAGTAATGGATTCATATTTGTTTTATGCTCAGCAAACCAACGTCTATAGGCAAATGTCATATTTAACCTACCTGCTTGGTTTGTTGCGCCTGCACTTAAATCTACCAAGCTCATTGCTCTGGGAAATGCATCTTCTAAATACACAGAATATGTTGCATTGTCATTTTCATCCAGCTGAGATATTTTAATTGTGGTTGTATAATCTTCAGCATAATTAACATTAAACGAATTTGGATTTACTGTTCTAAACATCCAAAAGTCAAAGAATGCTTTAATTCTCATATCTCTATCTAAATAGAATGTCATATTAATTGCTTCGCCATTAAACTCAGATGAGATTGGTCTTTGATATGCAGGGCCGTATAACCTCAATGCTTTTGTAATAATAGACATTCCAGGTAGATTAGTTATATCGCAATATAAATTAACTAATCTACCATCGTCTGTAAGGTTTGTCAAACTTTTTGGAGGAGTTATTTGTACCTCAAATCTATTTGATCTAGATACACCCCTTCTGCTTACTTCAGTTATAAAGTTATTTAAATTAAAATTGGCCATTTGTTTCCTTATTGCTGACTTCTATTTGCATCTTGCCACACCGCAGTCTTTTGTGCGCCAACAAATTTTTCAACAGGTAATTGTGATGCTGTTACCCAATCTGCATATTGGATTTTATAAAATCTAGACTGTACGTGATTATTTAAATAGTGTTTTACTGCAAATTTAGCGGGTTGTAATCTTGATGTTGAATCTAACAACTTCCAAGAAAGTTTAATTCTTGTATCTTCATTCGTTGATACTGCGTATTGTGTTAATATTTCTAAAATTCTAAAACGCATTAAGTAAGGCAAATAATGTAGATTAATTCCATAAAATCCGCCCGGGACTTTTCTAAATGGCAACACTAATGGCAATCTATCATAATAAGGTAATTCTTTTTTAAATTTAGGATCGTACATAAAAAGGTACATCTCACCTGGCATTATAGAAGTGACCATCGGTGTATCTCTTAAAACCTGGCCAGTAGACGACGCCATCTTACCGAGATTTAATACCTGTTGTCTATACCATTGATAAGATTTTTCTTGCCCTGCAGCATTTAATCTTATTGTCTCAAACGGATTCTTTGTTGGCATTTGATGTTTTTTATTCCCAAGTCTTTTTCTGTTAAAATAACAAATTTCATATTACGATCTTTACAAAATTCAAATGCTGCTTTCCATTTAGCATCATTTACACCATACTGAAACACCTCATCTATAAATCGTTTAGTTCTTTTTTTAGGTATTTCTGGAGGTTTAGTAAATTTTTCTGGTTTTATCTCTATTAAATATTTTTCAATGCTGTTTGCCTTCGTCCGCACTTTTATGTAAAAATCTACAAAATATCTATGGACTTTATTATCTATTGGCGAAATATATGGAATAATTACTGTTTCTGAACCCCATTCAACTACAGACACACTGGAATCGCACCATTTCATGAATTTAAGTTCCCACAAGGAGCGATACACAATATTTGTGATATCTCCCTTATATTTTGCAGCATTTGCTACTCTAAAGCGGCCTTTGTAGGTTTTGGTGTACATAACTCATATAAATAATTAATAACTATAATATTTATAGGAAACAAATGGCTGTTAATACACAAGACTTAGGCGGTGAACTAAGATCACAGGGTTACAAAATTGGAACCTATAGTTACCCCGACGGATTAGGGGTATACCCAGATTTACAACATTACGTTACTTTTTTTATAAATGTTCGAGGCAAATCAAAATTTGTCAAAGACAACACATATAAGACACTTTCTGCGCAAACTTCTGCAGCTAATAATAGTGTAAGAGATAAAATAAATCCAAAAGGAACGGGAACTTCATTAGTTTATGGAAGTGCAGTAATTGCAGGCGGGGCCGCCACAATTGCGGCAGCTGGTAAGTTGACAGGGGTATCTCAGCAGGATAAACGGTTGACCAATACCGCCCAACAATTAGGTGCCGCAGGTGCAAAACTAATAATAGGCGGTGTTGCGGGATATCTTACTGGTCAGGGATTGGGTAGTACACAAGTTTTACAACAAGATAAAACTAAAAGATTAGAAGATGTCATAACATTGCACATGCAAGAAAAACCTAGTGTAAGTTATGGTATTAATTATCAAGATAAAGATTTAGGAATTCTTGGAGGATTTCTAGGTTCAGATTCAGCTTTATCAGATAGTACAGAGTCTGGCCG